TTACTGACACTTCAGAATCCTTTGGACTCCCTGCTACTGCTGACCTTATGTTCGCTCTCATATCTACTGAGGAGTTAGAAGATCAAAATCAAATAATGGTCAAGCAATTAAAGAATAGATACTATGATCCAACTTTGAACAAAAGATTCTGTATAGGTATTGACAGATCTAAGATGAGGCTGTATGATGTTGAGGAAGCTCAGGATGGTTTAGTCGATGCAGGTGTCGAAGAAAAGATCATTAAAAAAGTTTCAGGTAAAAAATCATTTGCTGAATTAAAGTATGATTGACTTTCAAAAGTATGCACATTTCGTTAACGCTGTTACTTCAGATGAAAGTAAGGATAGCGATGCATTTACTCACCGTATAGCAGACCTATATTATCAGAACTTTCCTACTGAAAGAATGCTTACTGCTGCAGTAGGTTTATCTGCAGAGTCAGGTGAGTTTACTGAGATAGTTAAGAAGATTCTTTTCCAAGGTAAACCAGTTAATGATGAGAATCTTTTCCATCTTAAACGTGAACTAGGTGATATCATGTGGTATTTTATACAAGCATGTATAGCATTAGATGTTACTCCTGAAGAAGTTATTGAAATGAATGTAGAGAAGTTGAAGGCAAGATATCCTGGTGGAGAGTTTGATGTTCATTACTCAGAGAATAGAAAGAAGGGTGATGTGTAATGGATTTACCTATCGATGATGAGGAACTCAAGAGATTAGTTTGGTGGACTCAACATATGATGGGTGAAGAAGAACTTCATAAGAAATTAAAAATAGTTCATGAAGCAAGACTAACTAGAAAAGAAAATGGAGTATGTGACATATGACACATAGTTATACTAACCCCTCTGAGAAGCAAGACCTTGCTCACTTAGAGGCAAATGTTGAGGAAGGAGTGGATGAACATGGGTTTAGTAAAAGGAAACCTATCTCTGATAGAGAATGCATTTATAAATGTCTTGATAACTGTCAAGCACTTGCAGGACTTGATAGGAAACAAGTAGCACGATTGATGAAAGAATTTGAAGTCATGACTGATGATGTCAAATTAGAAAGTGAGTATCCACCCCTCTAAATATTAAGTGGAGACCTGCGTGGACTAATGGCAAAGCCAAAGATAGATGCCAATAGAGGAGATTTATTTGAAGCATTCTTCGCTGCTGCTGTAGCAGCAAGGTATGTTAAAAGAGTCAAGACTAGATCAGCATCAACATTACCTAAAGTTGAACCTAGTGATGTTGAAGATGTTCTTTCTAAGATGATTAAGAGTGGATATTCAACACGGGTTAAGGATGTAGGTAGTGTAAGGATGGATACTGTATCAGTTAGTCTTTCTATACCTAAGAAAGCAACAGCATTTTTGTCTAATAAAACTAATTGGAAAAAGGTAAACGATCTTAGAGATGGTGCTATTAGATTTGTTAATGCAGATGCAAAAGTAAATAGTCAATCAAGATCTTTATCAGAGAATGAGAAGGATGATATTGTAAAAGTAGTTGCTGCTGGAACAGAAGATCAGAAAGGTACTAAGGCAGACGTTAAGGTTGAGATAGAATCTAAAGATAAGAGATATAAAAATGCAGACTTCTCTCTTAAAGTATCTGGTGGTGAACAGTTCCACCAGGTGTCTGGATTAGGTTTTGATAAGTTCCTTAATATTTTTGGTGAGATGGGATTAGATGTTAAAGAATCTGAAGCACAGTATGAAACTAAATTGACACAGTTTTTTGATGATGAAGTGTATACTAAGAAGTATGCTAGTAGGGATGATGCAGAAAAGACTGGTGGTGGTGCTAATTTAAAGGATTCAGCACGAGTAGTATACACACAAGCACAAGCAAAACTTGAGAAAGGATTGAATGAGCCTCTTGATCAACAACCTTCTGATGTTAAGAAGAAGTTTGCTGATTATATTGTGTTTGGATTATCCAGAAATGTTGATACTCAAATTGTAAAATTTGTTAGTCAAACAGATGTTAAAAGTTTTGTTGTTAATAGTCAGTTCAAACAATTATTACTTACAACACGTTATGTAACTGAGTTAACTAAAGCAGATAATCCTACTATTAAAATCTATCGTGCAGATGCGAACGGTAAAAAATTAGCTGGTAAAGATAATTTTATTATGCAGATTAGATATAAGCTTGAAGTTGCTAGTGGTTCCTCACAGGGTAAGAGAGTTTATAAGTTTTATCCTAGACATTATTTGGAAGCACAGTCAGGAATGTTCAGTTTCTAAACCGACATAAATAGATTTGAGAGCTTAACTATCCATTAGTTACTAATGAAAAAATTTAGTATATTCCTTAACGAAGCCGAGAGATCAATGGCTGCTAAGGAAGCAGAAAAAAGACGGTTAACACATGTAGGTTACGGTAAGTATGCCGATGAACAAGGCAATGTAACACACATGTCTAAAGCTGGTAAGCTTGTAAGATTATCCGCACAAGAATTAGGAGCAGGAGGAGAGGCAGAAAATGGAGGAGAAGAAACGGCAAATGGCGAAGGTCAGGTCGATCAAGGTCCAATATCTATTACATTTGGAAGATTTAATCCACCTACTACTGGTCACGAGGCTCTCATAAACAAAGTAGCAAACGAAGCTAAGAATGGAGAGTATAGAATATACCCCTCAAGGACGCAGGATGATAAGAAGAACCCACTTGACCCTGCGACGAAAGTTAAATTTATGCATAAAGCGTATCCTCAGCACCAAAATGCTATTGTTGCTAATGATGATATGCGTACCATTTTTGATGTTCTAGGTGCGTTAGATCAGGAAGGATACAGTCAGGTTAATTTAGTTGTTGGTGGTGATAGAGTTAGTGAGTTTAATTCTTTAGCACAGAAATATAATGGTAAGGCTTATACCTTTGAAGAAATCAAAGTAACTTCTGCAGGAGATAGAGATCCTGATGGTGAAGGTGTAGAAGGTATGTCTGCATCCAAGCAACGTAAGTTAGCAGCAGAAGGTAGTTATGATGACTTTGCTAAGGGATGTCCTAAAGGATTATCTAAAAATGATTGTCAAGAACTCTTTAATACATTGCGAGGGGCAATGAAAGTTGAAGAATGTGTTGAAGATTTTGGTGAAGTTTCCTATCAGTTATATGAAATTGCACCTAAATTAGATCCGAAGGGACTACGTGAGGCTTATATGTCTGAAGGTCTTTTCGCTGTAGGATCTATGGTAGAAAATGTCAACACAGGGATCATTGGTAAGGTTGTTAGCCGAGGTAGCAACTATCTCATCTATATCGATGAGCATGATAATGTATTTCGTGGATGGTTAAAAGATCTGGTTGAAACAGATGGATGGGTAGAACCTTCTAGTCGTGAGTATGGGACTGATAGTCTAGATGCTTATGTACGTAAATTAACCCCAGGACAATTCTTAAAGAAGATAAATAAAAAGGACAAGGTACTACAATGACAATGAATCTCAACGAACTTCCTGATATGTCAGACGCACTTAAGCAAGTGCAGCAATTTGACGAAAAGAAAAAAACAAAGAAGGCCAAACGTTGGTGGGATGATGATGGTGATGGTAAAGGTTGGGAGAAAGGTGAAGTAGATGGTAAGTTCAAGAAAGAATCTTATGATCTAACAGAAGAATGGATTGATGCAAGTGCCGATGTATCTGCTGAGTATTTCCTTGACGAAGGATTGAATGAGGAAGGCTTAGAGATGGTAATGGAGGAAGTAGGTCTTGAAGATTTCCTTGATTTTGTCACAGATCCTGTCGAAGAATTAAATGAGGAACGTTCAGCAGAGAAAGCAAGTTCTAAAGCACCTTCATATGCTAAGGTAAAAGCAAGAATTGATAAGGCAGATGCTAAGAGAAAGTCAGAAGGAAAACGTGAGTATTCTAAGACTGCTGCTGCCAAGCGTAACTATGGTGATGAAGTAGCACCAGAAGGTAAGCCAGAGGTAACAGTAACTAAGAAGAAGCAAGCACCATCTGCTCAGAAAGCAGCAACTAAGAAGAAGGTTACTGCTAGTGTAGCTAAAGCAAAGAAAGCACAACCTAAGAAAACAGCATCTAAGCAAAGTCTTAAGGACAAGATTGTTGGTGCAGTTAAGAAGGGTGTTGAACGTCATAAGGCTGCAGTAGGTAAGGCAAAGTCTGATGGTAAGAAGATGGCTAAGGCAGCAGGTGAAGTTGGTAGTACTGTTAAGAAGGCTGCTAAGGACTTCTCTAAGGCTGCTAATCCTAAGAAGGAAATTAAGTTAGTTAAAGGTCTTGCTAAGATTGCTTCCACTAAGAAGGAAGAAGTAGAGGCACAGATTATAGATAATCTAGAAGATTTAACTGAGGCAGATATTGCTGATATTCTTGCACGTCTAGAGAAGAAGAGAATTAGTAAGGGTGGTAACCCAGATGACTCTCCTCTACCAGCAATGAAAAAGTATCATGCAAAGAAAAAGTCTGCTAAGAAGGAAGAAGTAGAGGCAGAAGGTGAGCAGTTAGATGAGATTTCTGCTGATCTAGCACTTAAAGCTACTAAGAAGGCAGATGTAGAGAGAGGTAAAGCAGCAGCCGCTGGTGATAAGGATCGTGCAGTTGCTAAATTAGGTCAAGCTAAGCGTCTATACGCAAAGCAAGCTGCTAAGAGGAAGAAAGAAAATGCTTAGATTTAAACTCTATGAAAAGAAATCTAAAGTAAAGATCAATCCTAAAAAAGAGGACTGCATGGAAGCTAAGAAACATGCAGAGGATTGTACATGCCAAGTTTGTGAGGCACGTAGGGAGAAGGAAAAACCAGAAACTACTGTTGAAGATTGGCAACCAGAGATAACCCATAGTAAAATGGGTGATGCTACTAAGAAAGCAGCAGAGAAAAAGAAGAAGGAAGCACAGAAAGGTTTACCACCACACCTACAAGGTGACTGGCTTGGTAAGGCTAGAAAAGCATTCAAAGAAAATTATAGAGTTCTTGCTAGAGACAAGGGTGATAAAGGTAGACCAGCTCAGTTCTCATATAAGGATGAGAATGATGCTAAGAAGTTTGCTGACAGTATTAAGAGTAAAGGTGGTAAAGCAACTGTTGCTAAAGAGGAAAATGCTTTAGAGAAACGTGCTAAGGAGAATGAGAAGGCAAGAAAGTTCTTGAAGAAGGATGCTAAGGATAGTGGTTACACTGATATAGCATTGAAAGCATCGATGTCAAAAGGTGCTGGTGTTAGTGAAAGTAAAGCAACTGC